TACAACGACCGAGTGGACTGGCCTGACAGCCAAACGCGCCAAGGACATGTACGCTTACACGTCACAGTCACAGCCAAGCAACGTCACCGGATTCGGATGGGAGGAATTGAAATGACCGATGACCCGAAGGCCACCGCCGAACGCATGATGAGCATGTACAAGCACAGCAAGTACACACCCGCAGAACGGGCGACCGACCATGCGTTTGCATACGACAGCCACGAGGCAGGGCGCAAGTTCTGGATTGCGGTTCTTAACCACATGAACCAAACGAAGGACACACAATGAAACATCTTTGGACGCAATACCTCAAACCACTCTTGCTTTGGCTACTTCAAGGTCTCGCTGGCGCGGCGCTGATGGCGTTCTTCCTGTTCATGTTCTTGGAGTGGGCCGCAGGGTGCGGCGAGACATACACCGACAGCAAGGGCAAGGTGCACATCAACGAGTGCGTGTGGGTATCGAAGGTACCTGACAGAACTTAACAGACAGTGTGAAAACATTGACAAACGTAGCAGACTATGCTACAATACAACCATCGACTCGGAATTCGCCTTGTCGATAAACAAACCCAAACCCAGTTAGGGAATCCCTAACAAACAAGGAAACGAAATGACAAACACATCTATCCCCTCAATCTCCAGCGCCGCCATGCTGGTCGAACTCAGCATCGGTACATGGACTGGCCGCAAGCTCGACAAGCGTGCATCACAGGATGTCACGTCACAGAACAACGCTGACAAGGGTGTGGCCAACGTGCACAAGAAGCTCCTCGGTGACTGCGCCGAATTGGATGCGGTGCAGAAGTTCACGGCCAATGCCCGTAACGTGCACTACGCATGCACCATGCCTTGGTCTGACACAGGTCTGCGTCTGCTCCCGACAACACAATACTTCAAGTATCACCAAGAGATGACAGCATTGCAAAGCGAATACCAACGCCTCGTGCAAGCGTTCCTCGATGCCTACTCGTGGGAGATTCAGAACGCCCAACTCAAGCTCGGCGCACTGTTCAACCCTGACGAGTACCCGACAGCGGACAGCCTCATCCACAAGTTCCGCTTCAAGATGAACTACATGCCCCTGCCTGATGCGGGTGACTGGCGTGTGTCCATCGGTGACGAGACCGAGAGCGCCCTGCGTTCTCAGTACGAGGGCTACTACGCACAGCAGTTGCAAACCGCGATGGGCGATGTATGGCGCAGAGCGCACGATGCACTGACAAAGATGTCAGAGCGCCTCGACTATGCCGATGACACCACACGCAAGGTGTTCCGCGATTCACTCGTGTCCAACGTGACGGACATCATCGAACTGCTCGGTGCATGTAACGTGACAGGCGACCCCGTGATGTCAGCCGCACAGCGTGACCTCGACGAAGCCATGCGTGGCATCACACCCGATGCCCTGCGTGAAGACCCCTACCTCCGCGCCGAGACCCGCCGCAAGGTCAACGAGGTGCGCAAGACCATCGACAACCTGCCGAGCCTCGGCTGGTAACAAGTTAGGGACTCCCTAACAACTTAACCTAACCAAACAGAAAGAAACATCATGTCTAATCAAGCTATTGCAATGTACTCCCTCGGGCTCGACCAAATCGAGACAGCCATCCGTGTCGGTGGCAACAAGCGTACCGTCCTTGTGCAAGGTCACATGGGTACAGGCAAGTCATCCCTGCTCAAGACCTTGGGCAAGGCACTGCCACAACACATCATGTGCTACTTTGACTGCACGACCAAGGACTTGGGCGACATCACCATCCCTCAGTTGCAGACCATTGACGACCAAGGGTATGTGCGCTACGTGACCAACGAGGAACTCGGCTTGCACTTAGGGAAAGACATCATCCTGATGGTGGACGAGTACGGCAAGGCAAACCCTGCCGTGAAGAACGCCATGCTCCGGCTCTTGCTCGAACGCAAGATGGGTGGTTACACGTTAACCGACAAGTCTGTGGTGTTTGCCACGACCAACCTCGGCGCAGAGGGTGTGGGCGACCTGCTCCCTCCCCATGCACGTAACCGTATGACTGTGGTCACATCACGCAAGCCGTCAAACATGGAATGGATTGAGTGGGGTGTCAACAACGGTGTCGATCACACGTTGCTCGGATGGTGCAAGGACAACCCTCAGTTGTTCCACTCGTTCGAGGATGTCAAAGACCCTGAACAGAACCCGTACATCTATCACCCCAAGCAACAGCGCACTGCGTTCGTCACGCCTCGTTCACTCGAAGCCGCATCGGATTGGTTGAAGGGCCGCGATGGTGTGGACGATCAAACTATGACAGCTTTGCTCATGGGCACCATCGGTGAACGCGGAGCGATGGACTTGATGGCGTTCGTCAAACTGTCTGATCAGTTGCCATCATTGGAGTCAATCAAGAAAGACCCGATGAATGCCAAGGTGCCTGACAGCGCGGCGGCGGTGTGCATGGTGGTGTATCGCTCGTTGTCTGTCATCGACCGTGACTGGATTGATGCGTGGATGGACTACATGGTGCGCCTCGACAAAGAAGCCCAAGGCATGTTTGCCAACGGTGTGCGCAACCCCAAGTATGCCAAGCAGTCTGTGGTCATGACCAACAAGAAGTTCACAGCGTGGGCAATGGCGAACAACTACATGTTCGCGGCGGACAAGAAATAAGTTAGGGACTCCCTAACAACTAAGGACACGGTATGAGATTCCTCGGATGGGCTTTCGTGCTTTGCACACTGGCGGGGATGGTCGGACTCATCGACTTCCACGTATGTATCAAAGGCGCTGGCGAATGTCAGTGCATCAAGGAGAAATGAAATGCTGATGATAGGCAAACAACTAACCGCTGAGCAACGGCTCAGCAAGGCAGTGGTGGACATCATGGGTTCGCCCAAGTATGTCGCCCTCGCTGGCGTACTGATGATCGGCTCACGCACAGTGGACGACAAGACCAAGACCGCATGCACCAACGGGCGTGATGAGATGTATGGACGTGCGTTCATTGAGACCCTCAGTGATGCAGAGCTACGGTTCCTCGTGTTGCACGAGTGCTACCACAAACTGTATCGGCACCTGACTACGTGGCGTCATCTGTATGAGGACAACGCACAGCTTGCGAATGCGGCGTGCGACTACGTGATCAACATCAAGCTGACCGATGACAACAGCGATGGCTTTGCCATCATGCCCAAGGTCGGACTGTGTGATGCCAAGTACCGTGGCATGGACAGCGCACAGGTGTACAAGTTATTGAAGGACGACCAACAGGATTCCGGGGGCGGGCAAGGTGGCGGCTCGGGTGATGGTGACGGCTCAGGCGCACCCTCGGGAACTGGTCTCGATGATCACGACTGGGAGGGCGCTCGGGACATGACTCCTGAGCAAGGCAAGCAGTTAGCACGTGACCTCGATGAAGCGATACGTCAAGGCGCACTGGCGGCTGGCAAGCTCGGCTCGGGTGGTGATCGGATGTTCGATGACTTGCTCGAAACCAAGATCGACTGGCGCGAGATGTTGCGTGAGTTCATTGCCACAACGTGTCAGGGTAGCGACTACTCGACGTGGCGGCGGCCCAACCGTAGGTTCGTGTCATCGGGCTATTACATGCCATCGGGTGTGAGCGAACAGGTGGGTGAGTTGGTCATTGCCATCGACACATCGGGCTCCATCGGTGGGCGCGAGTTGTCCAAGTTCTTGGGCGAGGTCAAGGGTATCTGTGATCAGGTCAACCCTGACGTAGTGCGCCTCTTGTATTGGGACACCGAGGTGTGTGCGGACGAGAAGTACGTTGGCACTGAGGTAGCGAACATCATCCAATCGACCAAACCTGCGGGTGGTGGTGGCACTGTGGTGGAGTGTGTGCCTGAGTACATGACACAGCATGGTGTTAAACCGCAAGCGGTGATCGTGTTGACTGACGGCTACCTCGGTGGTTCGTGGGGTCAGTGGGCATGCCCCGTACTGTGGTGCATCGTTGGTAACAGGAACGCCCGACCTGATGTGGGCAAGTATGTACACGTGGAGGACTGGTCATGATTGAGATTACTTTGACTGAGATGGCGTTGTTCGCATGGGCGGTACTCGCAACTGCGGCGATGTTCAAGTACAAGGACGAGGCGCGTTCATTGAAACGCATGATGGTGATGTTCATTGAGAGCAAGGAAGCGCGTGAGCAACTCGTTGCCGCGCATGCCAAGTTCATGGAGGAGCGGTCATGACTGAGCAAATTAAACCGTGCCCGTTCTGTGGTGGGCATGAGGTAGAAATACGTGAACGCAACTCGACAACGGGTGTGTTCTCTGTATCGGTACTGCACTGGTGCAAAGATGGGGGCAAGCCTGTGCTCAAACCCATCGAGTGCATGGGGCGTACACGTGACGAAGCAGTGCGACTGTGGAACAGACGCGCTTAACCAGCCACGCAGTGGCTAACCCAAACCAAGTTAGGGACTCCCTAACAAACAAGGAAACGAAGATGAGATTCAATACATTCAACGAGGTGGTCAAGTGGTACGAACAAACCAAGCCACTTGTCAGCAAGAACCACACGCTATCAGATGACATCCGACCTGTCGGTGATCGCAAGCGCAAGTGGGAGCGCATCCGTAAGGTGGATGCAGAGACCTATTGCTTGCTCGATGGGTACTACGGTAGCACCATGTACAACAGTAACCGAGGCGATGCACAGTACGAGCAGGACATGGCACCGATCATGTGGAAGCGTGAGGCCGATGGTGATTACATCTATGTACGCAACGGCACGAAGGGCTCCGTTCCGTTCGGACGCTATAAGTTCTTGCAGTGGTGCCTGCCGAATGATGTGGCGTTCAGGTACAACCAACAGGGCAAGCATTGGCTACGCACCAAGACACCGACAGGGTGGGAGGATTTCCCCTTGCCCAAGACGAATTACAGGTGGGACTACCAACTCAAGGAAGTGGGCCGCGATGACGGCAAGCGCCTGAAGTTTCGGGTCAACGAGGATGGCACGTTCACACGTGTCGGTGAAGTATTCAAAGTGGAGAGAACGACTGTGGACAAAGAACTCAAGAAGCAATGGAAGGAACGCATCGACTCGTTCTACACACAAGCGGCGGCGTTGGCACCTATGCTCGACACCTCGTGGAACGGACGCAACGAGTACCGCACCGTTATCTCCGAGTGGGGCAAAGAGAACGGCTTTGATGTACCGCAGTGGGGTGGGCTCAACCACGTACCGAGTGCACTGGCGCGGTATATCGTGGAGCAAGAAGATCATCCCCTGCGCATCCCGTTGATGGCGTTGGTGATCAATGACATCGGTGGCAAACGTGTCATCGAGAGCAAGGACGACCTGATGAAGATCAAGTCCTCATACAACCGCATGATGAACAAGTTGTTAGGCATGTACGAAACGAAGGAGGTTTGAAATGAGCTACGACCACACACGAGTAGATGTTATCGAGAAGAAGACCAAGGCTTTGCTGTCCGCACTGGCTAATAGTGTTGAGACAGTAAATGCGGGTGACCCGCCCATACCTATGGTGGACGGCATCCCCGTCACAGGCCCGTTGCTGAACTTCTGCACCGAAATACGCAAGGTCAACCGCCATGTGAAGTTCGGCGTGGGCAATCGCGCCAAGAACAGTTGGGGGCATGGTGGCCCGAACAGGTTGCTGGAGTTGTACGTGTACATGGAAGGGCACACCTACGCCATGATGAAGATCGGGTACGCCGACTACACCGTGAAGAACACAGGTGATGTCAAGTACATGGTCTATGCGCGGATGATCAGCAATGACAAGTTCCGCGAGGACAAAGATCAGTATTACATGGCAACGGCGGAGAACATCGAACGTGCCGTCAAGAACGTGAAGAAGTACATGCGCCCGTACTCACCCGTTGAGTGTGCAAGCATGACGTTTGACAGCATCCGCAATCAGTTCTCAGCAGTCGTGTCGAACGTGTCGTCTGGGTTGTCTTCAGTGCGGTACGACATCACAAACTCTGTGCACCTACGTGCTGAGTTGTTTCACATGGTTGATGTGGGGTACGAGTTCTTGTCCGAAGACTTCAAGGGCATGATCATCAAGTGGCGTGAGGCGTACCAAGAAGATCAGGTGTCTCGTGGCCGTGCCCTGCATGCGTACTACGTGAATGTCCGTATACACCGCGAAGAGATGATGTGTGACGTGATCGAGGTACTGGATGCCAACAAGCGTTCACGCCTCGACAACCACATGCCTGTGGTCACGTACAAGATGGAGGAGTTGCCCGAGCACATCGGTGGGTGCCTCGCCGCATTGAGCATGGTGGAGGACAACCACTACGTGGACGGCGTGGGCTTGCGTGTTGACAGCGCAACCTTCTGGGTGCAACGATGAGCAAGCTGATCTACAAGACAACCGAGCGGTACGGCATGGGTTGGACTGACCCACGCATGTTCTCTGAGGAACCGCCTGACGCACTCGTGCGTAGGATATTGAGAGGGGAGGTGTCTTCTGAAGGCCGTACGCCCATGAAGTTCAAGGTAATGCGCTTTGACGTACAGCATGCAAACGGGGGGCAGATGGACATGGTAGATGTGGAGATGCACGATGACAACATATACCGTGTGAGTATCTTTCCCGATGGTATAGATGTCATGTGTTTTGGTCTCGGAAGTGTTGACTCGGACATCAACGGTCATTATGATCGGACGGACGATCTACCTGAATGGGTAAAGGAACGTCTTGCCGTGTTAATGATTACGAGTGGTATACCGCCAACACAAGAAGTGGCGGGTGTCGGTCGTCGAATATCAAGTCATGTCTATTGGGTGTACGCACCCGAGACCACATCTTGATGCGTTGGTACGTGCGCTTCACGTACCGTGTTAGGGACTCCCTAACAAATTAACAATGAAGGAAACGAAGATGAGTAAACAGATCAGCACAACACAGCGCATCCGCACACTAATTGACAAGGGCTACAACAACAAGGACATCATTGCCAAGTTGAAGTGCAAGCCGCAAGCCGTGTACAACATCCGCTACCAACTCAACAAAGAGCGGGGGCTCGGCTCCATCGGTGCGTTGCCGAAACCTACGGACGGCATCGGTGCACCTCCGAAGAAGCGTACGCGCAGAGTCAAGGCAGGGGAACTGGCATCACTGCCCCCCACGCCGACCGAGCCAGTCATCACGACTTCACATGGCGAAGCCTACGTGTTGCGCCCGTATCCGATCAATTCGTACGGTGAGATCACCATGGTCGAGCCCAAGCCTACCCTGTGGCAACGTGTGAAGGGGTGGTTCCGTGGCTAAATTACCTTACACATTCACAATCTGCCCTGACCAAGAGGCACCAAAAAACTTCACAGCAAGTTGCGCCGAGATGGGGCGCTTGCTCAAGGGATGTCCTGACGGTGATCTGACCATCAACCAAAAGCGCACAGTCGTATGGGACATGTGGTCTGGCAATCACATGGGCTTCATCGAGGAAGCGTTGCACGAAATGACAACCCGCGACAAAGGAGAGCGCCGTGGCTGATACACCCGAAGTCAAAGTCAAGAAGAAGGTCGTGGCCATCCTCAAGGAACTCCGCGCCTATTACTTCTACCCCGTCACTGGCGGGTACGGTAGCAGTGGTGTGCCTGACATCGTTGGGTGCTACCACGGCAAGTTCTTTGGCATCGAGTGCAAGGCTGGCAAGGGCAAGCCGACACCGTTGCAACAGAAGAACCTCGACAGCATCAAAGCCATGGGCGGCGTTGCGGTGGTCATCAATGAAGACAACATTGACCACGTGCGCTACATGCTTGGAGAGATGTGATGACGTGCAAGCACAGGTGGGAGGAGTCGCAGTTCGGCATTCGCTGGCGCAACCCCGACCACATCATGTACGAGTGTGCAAGGTGCCACAAGATGATTTCCACATACGATAAAAGGAACGAAGATGACACAGTTTTACAACACGGGCAAGGTGAAGATCGGGGAGTTCTACACACCCCCGCGCAGAGTGATTGACCTCGGCGTTCACGCTGAGATGTTGCAACGTGCACTGCTGACCAAGCCCACGCTGGGCGAACGTCTGTGGCACCGAGTGACCCGCATATTCCATGCGCAAGCGTAGCAAGTACAGACCCAAAGGGGTGATCATGAATCCAATCGCATACGTGATGGAGAGCATGACCCCCGTGGCAAAGCACGACACCTACTTGGTAGACCTGAAGATCAGGAACCACATGGCCCTGACCAACCTGACGCAAGGCAAGGCAACACGCGCAGACATGGACGACTTGATCGCCATGGGCAACGTGACCGAAGCACTGTCTCGCATGGGGTTTGGTAAGGAGCATGGTGACATAACAATGGATGGATTAAACGCGCTACATGCCGTTGGTAAACGTGGCGCACAGAGCAACCGATTCATCCTGCGTTCGGAAGAAATGAGAGCCCTCAACACACTGATGGATTTGCATGACGCTCAGATGGACGTGATCACGATCAAGGACATGGAGCGCGGCTTACAGTTGGTGAACGAGGAATTTAGACAGCGCAAGATGCGCCGCATCGTGGAGAGACAAGATGGCGTTTAATAATCGTTTTATCACCGTGGGCGTTACCGACCGTGACCCCCACAAAGACATGGGTGTCGTCCTGTACATAGCCGAGCTTGGGCACGTCATCATGTCTGAGGACGCCGCACGTAAGTTGGCTGATGACATCCTACGCAACGCAAACTACTTGTGGCCTTTGGAGGAAGAACATGCTTGATTTAATGACATGCAACCTGACGGGCACTGACCTCGAAGCGTTCATGAAGGTGATGGGCAAAGAGATCACGGGCATTGCTTTGGCAGGGCCAGTGGGCTCGACCGAGAAGGACGAGTTGCACATCCGATTCAAGAACAACACATTCATCCGCATCGCGGACGATGGCCAATCATGTTGCGAGAACCGCTACATGACAACTGATGACAAGCTGGGCGACTACGTGGGCGGCAACCTGCTGAACATTGAAGTCAAGCCTGTGCCGATTCCCCTGAAGGACAGCGGGGAGGAAGACCCACACGACATTGAATTCTTGGAGATCACAACATCCAAGGGTGCATTTGTCCTGACCAACCACAACGAGCACAACGGCTACTACGGTGGCTTCAGTGTGTCCGTCACCTTTGGGGTGGTGTCATGAGAACAACCATTGAGATGGCGCGTGAAGCCGCTGGAGATGACTGGAAATTGTTTCAGGAGTTCATGCCTGAGATACACAGACTGGTTGAGCTTGTCCGTGCTGACGAACGTGAGAAACGTGATGAGGCGGTGGAGCTTTTGAATACGATTCATATGGGGAACGAAAGTGCGAGGTCGCAAGACATCATCTGGGCCGCGATACGTGTTTTGCGGCGGAACGCACCAGAAGAGTTAGCCGCCATTATCCGAGCAAGGAGCAACACATGACAGAAGACGAACGAAACCTCGACCTGATGGTCGCTGAACTGGAGCAAGAGAATAGATTGATGAGAGCACGTAATGAAAGATTGCAACACGAACTCGACCGAGCACTCGACGACAACGCACGATTCAAAGTCACACTGGAACGCATCATTGCCGTATCCAAGCTGGCCTTTCGGGACGGTGTGTCCGAAAGAGTTGGCCAAGTGGGGACGCAAGAACCGCAAGGAGCAAGCAATGGATGACGTTGAGGAGGCACTGATGTGATCGCTGATAGAGGATGCGCAGAACGGGGGTGCGCATGTTATGACCCCCGCATTGATACAGACGGAGTTGAAATGACCGAAGTAAAAGCAGACGACCTGCAAGTTGGTGGCACCCATTACAAAGACATGGGCGTACAGCCATGGGAAGTGATGGAGGCTACGTTGTCACGCGAGGAATTCATTGGGTACCTCAAGGGCAACTGCATCAAGTACGGCATGCGTGCTGGCAAGAAAGACAGCGATGATGCTGGCAAGTTTCGTCACTACAAGATGAAGCTCAAGGAAATGTTAGGGACTCCCTAACTTACAACAAGGAGAAACGAAGATGACAGAAGAATCAACACTGCGTCACAACTGGCGCAACACCATCGAATCGGACGGCGGCTACTGCCCTGTGTGTGATCGGTGGGGCAAGATCAACAAGGTCAAACTGACAAGCGGCATGGCGCGTTCATTGGCGTGGCTCGTGAGCAACTCAGCGGGTGCCGAGAACGGATGGGTCAACACTCGTAACGATGTGCCCATGTTCATGTTGCGCTCCAACTCTATCGGGCACCTCAAGTATTGGGGGCTGGTGCAAGCACGTGAGCCCGACTCGGAGAAGGTCAAGACGAGCGGCGTGTGGAGAGCAACGCTTGACGGGCATGACTTTGTTCACAGCCGACTGTCAGTGCCGTCACACATGTTTGTCTACAACGATGCGGTGGTGCGGACGGGCTTGGACTACGTGAGCATCGAAGACTGCTTCACCGAGGAGTTCGATTACCGCGAAGTGATGAACACGTATTTCCCAACAACACAGGTGCAAGATGGACTTAATAACAATTGATTTTGAAACGTACTATGACCGCGACTTCTCGCTGTCAAAGATCACAACCGAAGAATACGTACGCTCTGACCTCTTTGAAGTCATTGGCGTATCTGTGAAGGTCAACAACCAAGAAACGGAGTGGGCAAGTGGAACACATGAACAAATCAAACAGTGGCTTCAGGGCAATTTTGAATGGGAACGGAGTTTTGTCTTGGCGCACAACACCCTTTTTGACGGGGCTATCCTGTCTTGGCGTTTCGGTGTTAATCCTCGGGGTTGGCTTGACACTCTGTGTATGGGCCGTGCCCTTCACGGCGTGGAAGTTGGGGGTTCGCTTAAAGCTCTTACTGAGCGGTACGGGCTCGGCGCAAAAGGAACAGAAGTCGTCAACGCCCTCGGTAAAAGACGACTGAGTTTCAGCGACGAAGAACTTGCACGGTACGGTGACTACTGCATCAACGATGTGGAACTCACCCACAAACTCTTTACCATCTTGGTAAAGGATTTCCCCAAGCAAGAGTTGCGTGTGATCGACCAGACCCTGCGCATGTTCATCGACCCTGTGCTCGAACTGGACGGCGACATGTTGCAACAGCACCTCATCGGCATCAAGCAGATGAAGGAAGACCTGCTGACATCCTCGGGTGTGGACAAGGCTGAACTCATGAGCAATGAGAAGTTCGCTGAACTGCTCCGCTCGTTCGGCGTTGAACCCCCGATGAAGACGAGCCCTGCCACGGGCAAGCAGACCTATGCGTTCGCCAAGAGTGACGAGGAATTCAAAGCCCTCGCTGAGCATGACGATGCACGGGTGCAGACGCTTGTCGCCGCACGACTGGGTACGAAGTCAACACTGGAGGAAACACGTACCCAACGGTTCATCGACATCTCCAAGCGCGGCAACCTGCCTGTGCCGATTCGCTACTACGCCGCACACACTGGACGGTTCGGTGGTGACGACAAGATCAACATGCAGAACTTGCCAAGCCGTGGCAACAATGGCAACAAGCTCAAGAAGGCGATCATTGCCCCCGAGGGGCACACCATCATTGACGCTGACTCTGCACAGATCGAAGCACGTGTGCTGGCATGGCTGTCGGGTCAAGATGATCTGGTAACAGCTTTTGCTGAGGGTAAGGACGTGTACAAGAAGATGGCCTCGGCTATCTACGGCAAGCCCGAGTTCGAGATCACCAAGGACGAGCGGTTCGTGGGTAAGACCACAATTCTTGGCGCGGGGTATGGCATGGGTGCCGTGAAGTTCCAAGCCCAACTCAAGAACATGGGTGTGGATGTGGACGTGGACGAAGCACGGCGCATCATCGACATTTATCGACGCACCAACGATGCCGTGGTCAGGCTGTGGCGACAGGCTCAGAACGCTCTGGTAAACATGTCACGCAACGAACCCGCACCGCTCGGACGCCGGGGTGTACTTGAAGTGGTGCCGAGTGAGACAGCCATCCGCTTGCCCTCTGGTCTGCTGATGCGCTACGACGACTTGAAGTTTGACCAGAACGAGAAGGGCATCGAGTTCCACTACAAGACGCGCAAGGGTCGCACCCGTATCTACGGCGGCAAGGTGATTGAGAACGTATGCCAAGCCATTGCACGTTGCATCATCGCTGAGCAGATGCTGAAGATCGGTAAGCGTTACAAGGTTGTGCTGACTGTGCATGACGCGATTGCTGTGTGCGTACCAGATGCTGAGGTTGTACCCGCAACGCAGTATGTTGAGGACTGCATGCGGTGGGTGCCCGAGTGGGCGACAGGTCTGCCCGTCAACTGTGAGTCGGGCAGTGGCAAATCTTATGGAGACTGCTGATGAGTAACGACAACACCGTGACATGGAGCCATGTCAATGACCCCAACACATACACCATCAACAACACGGCAAGTCAAACGCTGAATGCGATACAGCTTGGGTCTTTGAAACCGAACCATAACATCATATTCCATGGGCCGGGCGGCAAGGAGATCGGACGCTTTGACTTCAACGGGGACGAGTTGCAGTTTGACGGGCAAGCTGACACATCGGCTCAAGTGTTCATCGAGTGGGCACGTAGGGCGTTCAATGATCGGGTGTTGGAGGATAAGCGTTCCATACTCAAGGAAGTGATGGATGCGCTACTGCATGAGTCCACCGGCGCACTGTACGAGGACGCAGAAAAACTTGCCATCCTGACCTGCCTACAACGGGTACGTGAAATACAGGAGTCGGTTGAGCCCCCACAGTTGGCATCAGCATCAGATTACAGCGCCAACCTTGCCAAGTCCATGGCGGCTACAAAGAACGCAGTGGCGACAAGCATCCTCGGCTCTGCCTTTGGGGGTCAGCCATGACAGTCAAGATACCCGCATGGTCGTTCTCGTCCATCAAAACATTCGAGCAGTGCCCAAAGAAGTTCTACCACTTGAAGGTCGTCAAAGACTTTCAGGAAGACCAGAACGCTGAGCACCTGACTTACGGCACCGCCTTTCACGAGGCGGCTGAGTTCTACATACGCGACGACACACCCCTGCCCCCGCAGTTCGCGTACGCCAAGAGTTCACTGGACAACCTCAAGCACCGCGCTGGCCGAAAGCTGTGCGAGTACGAAATGGGGCTGACCGCTGACTTACAACCGTGCGGTTTCAAAGACCCGAACGTGTGGTGGCGCGGCATCGCTGACCTGATCATCCTTGAGGACGATGGCACTGCGCGGGTGGTGGATTACAAGACAGGCAAGAGCGCCAAGTACGCCGACACCGGACAGCTTGAGTTGATGGCGCTTGCCGTGTTCAAGCACTTCCCCGAGGTCAAGCGTGTCAAAGGTGGCCTATTGTTTGTCATCGCCAAGCAGTTCCCCAAGGCAAGCTACGACCGCGCCACGGACGAGCCCAAGCTGTGGGAGAAGTGGCTACGCGACCATGGCCGCATGAAAAGAGCTTACGAGACAAACGTGTGGAACCCCCGCACATCTGGGCTTTGCAAGAGACACTGTGTTGTTTTATCATGCCAACACAACGGGAGAGCGGAATGAGCGAACCAACCCTACCTGACCAAGAGACCGCGACCATTGCTTTGATGATGAGCAGGGAGGTTGACAAGCGCGTCATGATCGCCCTCAGCCGAGCCTTAAATCCAAGCAACCGTTGGGAAGTAGAGGAGCTTGAGTGTGTCTATGACACCAACAACCAAGAACGGCTCCGTGAGGTGGCGCAGAGCATGTTGATCAACGCCATCATGTCAGATGGCTCTCTTATGCACCAGATTAGAAATAAACTCGCAGAACAATTGAACCGATATTAGGAGCCAATCATGAACACCCACGAAATTATGCAAGAACAACTCGCCGCCATGGACTACTTGAGTACAGAACTTGACGACTACGAACGTCTACGGGATGAGTTTGCAAAGGCCGCTATGCAAGCCATTATTTCGGCTTCTGGACATGGGGGGCACGTCGATTACGATGCCGACCACGTTGCCCGTAACGCCTATGAAATGGCGAACGCCATGATGCAAGAGAGGGGCGAGTAATGCCATACACCAAATCACCACGCCCGTACAAGGCCGAGTACCAAAAGCAGAAGGAACGGGGCGAACACCCCGACCGCATGGAGCGCCAACGCGCAAGGCGAAAGATTGATGCCAGTTCCCCCGACGAGAACGGCAACGGCAAAGCCGACAAGCGTGAAGGCAAGGACATCGACCACGTAAAGATGTTATCCAAAGGTGGCTCAAACAAGGACGGGCTGCGCATCGTTGCACCTTCCAAG